CTCTCTCCATGCGAGAACAATATAAGGATTAGTATAAGGTACAAAGTTAGAAATGATCTGATCCATGTCAGACATATACCTACAAAGAATAGACATGTTAACCGTTAAGTTAACTGGTACAGGTGTATTGATTGCTGATGCAGTACCTTCACCATAGTTGTCGAAATTATCAAGCTTATTAAATACCCTCTCTGTATCGTAGGCTACTGAGGTTAGATCTACTGTAACAACAGGCAACTTCATGTTCTGAGCCTTGTTAACAATATCATGCATAATGCGCTGCTTAGGAGCCAGTACATATCTCACTGCTATCTCCTGCTCAGCTTGTTTATCTTTATTATATCGCTTAATGACAGTGTCGTCAAACGCAGCAATAAACTGTGTAAGAAGATCTTTAATCTCAAAGTTGTAAGTATAATTCTTCAAAGCTACTATTATTTAATGCCTAAACGAATCTTTCGAGGAAGTATTTTGGTAATTTATGCTTTGCTCTTACAATGTTCTCAACAATAGTACCATCAAGAATGTAAGTAATACACTCATCATCAGTAGAGCGAATGCCTCTGCCACAAGACTGAATGAGAGAACATAGCATCTTATTCTGATACCAGTCAAAGTCAGCCTTCATTAGCTTCTCAATCCTTACATCCTTAGTAGGTAGGAATGGAGCTTTGATAATAATCTGAAACTTAGCAAGATCACCTTTCAAGTCTACACCATAAGACATAGAAGGAGATACTAATACAGTTGGGTCAGCACTAAGCATATGCTGATCTAAGATATCTTCATTCTTAATACCAGGCTCTCTATACAAGAACCTATCACCATATAGCATAGTACTCAATCTCGATGTAATAGTATTGTTATGAGTATGAATGATACCCTTATCAGCTCCATGATGCTTACAAATCTCTGCTACTTGTCTAATCACTTTAGGGAGGTTCTTCTCCATAAGGTGGTAGTTAAGCTTATACTTAGGATTACATACGATAGGAGCTTTCTTAGGATCGAAACTTGACTCAGCTTCAACATATTCATAATCTGTAATACCAAGACTCTTACAAAAGTTATTGGGATCAATAATAGTAGCAGACATTAAGATGACTTGATCAGCATAATCAAAGAGTCTCTTAGCAAGATTGTTAACCTTAAGAGGCATAAAGGTAATACCTTCTCTATCTTTAGTATGAACATACTCACTCTCACTCCAAGAGTCAGTTACAAGATCTACTTTACCTTTTAGGTTCTGCAATCTCTGCATATTGGTAGTAAGATCCATCAAAGACTTCTTATTACGAGTCTTACTAGTCTTAAGTATCTCTTTGATATCATCAATCTTATCAGTAAGATCAACTTGTAGTTCTGACAACCACTTAAGAGCATTCATACTCGAAGTTAGAACTCGTGGAGCAATATCCATACGAGCAAGAAACTTATATTCAATCTTACAAGTAAACTCCTTTACCAACTGATCTTCTAACTCAGAAGCCTCATCACAAATCAAGAATTGTCTCTTCTTAAGATGATCGGGAAGAGCAAAGAACATATTATAGTTAAGAGTATTGAACTGTGCTGTAAGAGCTCTATTGCGAGCTTCATAGTATGGACACTTACACTTAGCCCAGCAATCAGCTTTAAGGTTCTGAGAACTTACACAAGGAGCTACATCTACCGGAAACCTTTCATCTACTACACATTGATAGTTGGACTTACCCTTTACAACCTCTACATCATCAAATAGCTCTTTGTATTGATCTTGTAGAGCCTTTGTAATAGTCAATGCAGTACATCCAAAGGGAGCTGTCTCTTCCATCTCTTCTTGGTACTTATAACCTGAAGAGCCTCTCTTGAAAGCAGCATAAGATGTTACTAACTCTCTAAACTCATCTGGAGCATCTTCTGATGCATTACCTAGAGTCTTAGATATAAAGGATTTACCAGACCCAGTAGGGGCATTACAGATAACGAATTTTTTACCTTTAGCAAAGGCTTCGTCAATACTCTTAAGTAGTTTTACTTGAGAGGGGTTAGGTGTATAGCCTTCGGGGAAGTTGTTTGTTATAGTACCGATCACTATATTGATTATAGGCTACTATGTAGCATAATCAAGCTAAAACTGGACATCTTCCAGCGGTAAAATATAGACATTTGAGTCATATAGCTTAGAACTCTTTGTAGAGTCTAAGAACTTAGCCTGAAAGTCAAGATCACCTACATTGAGAAACTTCTCAAGCTTGTAACAGAGTGTAAGCTTTCTACCATCTGTAGACATCTCATAAGGATATGGGATCTCATAAAGACGGGTTCTTACTTCATCCTCTAAAGTAAGCTTAGCATAGTGCTGCTTAATCTGAAAAATCCTCAATTTACCTTTACGTATAATCTTTTTATCGGTGCAAATTGCCACTCTCTGTAGTAGAAATGGCTTGAGGTGATTGGAGAAGTTTTCAGTTGAGATATTCATGAGTTCATAAAGCTAAGTTTTTGGTCTGGTGCCATAGGATAAATATTTTCATTGAAATATTCCCACCAGTCAGTCGCTGGAATAGATTGTATTAATGTACAACTATCCATTGCAACGTTTCTATAGTCTTGCATCATTATGTCCCACACAACACAAATGTTTTGCATTGCTTCATTTATCTGCATACCACCTCTTGGTGGTCTATAGTTTAGAGAAGTTCTACCATTAATAGAGGTAAGGATACTCAAATCCTTGGTGCAAAGTATACGCCTTGTAGGACCGTCTCCAGGTCTTGGATTACGTCTTACAAAGCGTACTTCACAAACATTACTACGTAGTAATGAATCAAGAGCTGGTCTAGCTATCTGCATCTTTAAGGTTACAGATACCAAAGAGACGATCTTCATTCAAGAAGATACCTTTCTTAAGAGTAGTACCATTAACGTCGAGATTAGAAACTGTCAGGCCAAGATTACTTGGAAAGATAACAACATCACCAACTTTTGCATATTCTGCTTTTGGACCAGCAAGAATGACTTTAGCTTTACGCCAAGCCTTAGTTACTGCATTAGTTGGAATAAAGATTCCATTACGCTCAATTTCACCTTCAGCGTTCTCATCGATATACTCAACGAGGAGAATATCATCAAAAATCATTGTCAACTCAAAGTCATCTGGAAGACCAACATCACCCTGAGAGTGAGAGGTAAGGTCAACAGTATGCTTCTGTGTCGCTAGAGTATCAATACTTCTTTGCATGCTATTATTTATTAATTGTTAGGAATTAATCAACTCTGTATATTGCTGCAATTCTCTTGAAGACATGAAGTTATTCTTAGCAATCATCTTAAGATTATCTAACTCCTCTTGCTTCTCCTTATCCTTCTTTACCTTCTTAATATAGGTAATACGTTTAAACTTAAGACGGGGGATAAGGTTGTAATAGAGCTTATAGGTTGACTGCTTATCTGTATCAAAGATACCACAATACTTATTAAGAGTCTCATTGACAAAGCCAACAGTCTCTTTACTATACATCGTTAACCACCTATTGAATAGAAATGGTACAAATGCCTGCTCACCCTCTTGATCAAGAGGCTCAGGTTGATTCTTCTTATTAGCAAAGAAGAGCTTATTTTGTATCTGGAAGAAGTTCATGAATATATTTAGCTACTGACTTAGCAGCGAATCTATTGTTATAAGTCTGCTGCTGTCTCTCTTGCACTAATTGTAACATATCAACGTCAGATAGCAAGTCCATAATTGTATCACCTACTTTATACTCCCAATCATCTACCTGACAAATAGCAGCATCTTTATAGATTTTTGTTTCAGGGAGTCTTGGTGATACTATAATAGCACCACTTCTCATTGCTTCATAATGCCTGAATGTTTCCATGCTTACATTACCTGCAGGGCAAACTACAATCTTAGCATCATGCAACTTTTGTGAATACTCCTCACCATCCATCCCAAGATTGAATCCTTTTGAAATAGCAAACTCATATTTAGGCCTATCACTTACCTTCATATCTTGAAAGTATTCAATAACCCATCTCATGTAGTGTAATCGATTTACTGAAGCTATATGACCTGCAAAGAATACATCAATAGGTCTTGACTTGATTGGCTTATTCGGAAACTTCTTATGCTTATTATTAAAGCCTAATGGAAAGGAATGAACGCTACCCTTTTCTTGTTCAGGATTTAGGTAAGCCTTGAACACGGTAGCGTTATCCTTCCACTCTTGAGGAATGTTATCAGTTGACCATTCATCAGCCAAACTGAAAATAACATTCTTCTTGTTAGGATCGAGTTTTACTTTATCAGTGAAGTCGTGTTCTTGTGTAGTACTAACAATATAAACTCTAAAGCTATTATCCAACTTGAGATGCTTTAGGATACCTTGTATGTAGTTCCACTCGCAGAACTTCTCACTAACTCCGTAATACCCGACTAACATTATACGATTACTTTAGTAGTAGCAACAAACTGATCTTTAACTTCATGATTGAAGTAAGCAATAACTTCTGTCATAAAGCTTTGAGCTTCTTCATCACTAAGAAGAGAAGAGAAAGCAAATCCAGGAGCATCAGGACCAGCATCAATATTAATAGCAGTATGACCGACAGCAACGTTCTCAAGACTATAAGTAATTGAAACACTCACTTTACCTTCTTCACGCTCTTGCCCATCTGAACCTACAAATGTCTTCTGAACCATTAGGTCGTCACCATCCATAGCAATAGGAGCTTTAATATACTTACTCAAGATCTGAGCAACAGCAGTATTAAGGAGTCGTTGAAAGGATACAGCACCAAGAGGGCAGAGGTTAGGAATCTCCCAACAAAAGTTAATTGCATCTGCAGAAGCAATAAAGTCATTGGAGAGAGTATCTTCCAAGTCAATAAGGTTCTCAGTTACATCCATAGGTGCACGAAAGGCAACAATATTACCTACTGGTGATACATCTTTCCTGAACTGCTCATAGGCAAAGCGCTTGTGAATAAAATCCCCATTATATTTATCTTGTTTAATAATCATAGTATTACTCCTTATTATATCCTAAACCTTAATAGAATCAACTATTTAATACTTCAAGATAATATCGCAAACCTTGTCTACATCCTCTGTAGTCATACCTTGATGATTAGGTACATAAAAGCCAAAGTTGTCAATTACCAATGCATTAAAGTTACGATCAGCTTTACCAAACTTCTGCCACATTGGACTATTACTCAAAGCACCAGCAATAAGAGGTCTACAAGCAATATCATTTTCCTTAAGCTCTTTTACAATTGCATCTCTACTCTCACTAACAATAGGATAGCAGAAGTTAGAAACAAAATCTCCAGTTAATTGTTCTGGTTTAAATAAAAGATCTTTCGCCCAAGCTAATCTATTATTATAGTGAAGGAAGTTCTCATTACGAATCTTTGCAAATTTATCAATCTTATCAACCTGATTAAGACCAATCTTTGCTTGAAGGTCTGTAGCTCTAACATTAAGCCCTGGAGTATAGAAAGTAAACAACCTATCAAAGTCACTAACACCTTCCTCTTCAGCAAGCTTCTTTGCAGTCTCTGGATCAAGATCTCTATCCCAACCATGTGAACGAGTCATAAGAAGTAGA